GGTGTTATCCTCAATCTTACTTTCCTCTGGTATTACAATCTCTAGATAACCATTTGTGTCATAATTCAGTAGATAATCAGTACCAAGTGTATACTCACCACCAGTTATAGCAAGGCTTTCTTTTATTACATTCTCTTTAATGGTAGCCTTTTTATTAATAAGACTTACATTAGATGTTTTACTTGCTTTATGCTTTTTGATATCTAGTATGTTGATGAAAATTACAGGTGTCAGGGCATATAGTTGATAATGGCATTTCATGAACTCACATAAAGTGAATGTTTCCCAATCATCACTATAACCGACCTTTTTAACAGCTTCATCAAAGCTATTACATAGAATAAGTTTACTAGTATCATACTCAGTTAAATATGAAGGTGCTGTACCAAAAACAATAGGTATTGTCGCACTTTTTTGTGGACTTCTTAGATTAGTTGAAACCTCTTCTATATAAACACCATGTTTATACATCTTAATCCTCTCCTTTCGCTTAAATATCTATATCTTTTTGTATCTGTCTAATCTTCCATGTAGTTCTTATATTACCTGTCCAATAGGGATAAGGCTGTTCTTCAGGTATCTCCCAAGTTACATTATCCTCCAGGATATATGGTCCCAAGAATGAAGTCTTAAGTAACTCTTGCCTTACTCTTTCAATCATGTTGGCTATATCCTTATATCCACTGTAATCTTCAACTAACTTATCATCTTTTAACGTTCCATAAGAATATGATCCAAAATAAATGATTATGTTAACTGTTGATTCATTCTTGGTATCAGTACCATTTTTAAGCCTTACGGCAACATGAGGATACTCTTCATCCCTATTGGACTTTGTTTTAGGTGGAACCCATCCTTCATGTATCCTTGGAGTAACTTCTCCTTCATCAACTTTGATAGTGATGTCATTCAAGATTGGTGTCAGAAACTTTATAACTGCTTTTACTAATAGTAAAGGTGTCATGACAATTATCCTTTCGTTAATCTTTTTATCTCATGGTTCAATCTTTTCTTAAGTGTCTTATTGGCTTCTTTCTGAACATCTTTTCTAATTGAATCTCTATTCATCATTGATGGTACAGATGGTGCATATTTCTCTTCAATAGGTAAACTAGCCTTTGATGTTCTTTCAAATACTCCAATATGTCCACTTTTCATCTTAGCTGTAAAAGTATTAGGGATTCCTTTTTTACTACCACCTTTTAATACTGCTGCTTTTAATATCTTAGGTGCTCTCTTTGGAGGCTTCTTGGGACTAACATTAAAATTAATAAGTGGTAGTGGACTTCCCTCAGAATTCAATTTACCAGTTAAAGTACGGGTGGTAGATTTTTTTAGGCTCATTGTATCTTTGATGTCTCCTGCTTTAACATTGTAATGTTCTCTAATCTTGACTGAAGTATTCTTTCTTGCAGATGGTAAAGTTCTGTTGATTGCTGCATTAATGGCTCTTGGTGCACCATTTTTGATTGTTGCAAGTTTTCTAGTAGCTTTTCTAATCTGCCTATTGCTTAATTTCGTGTTGACAATATTAATCATGACTGTACAGCTCCCAAGGATATCTCCAACACTCCACCATCACTATTCACACTACCAACTCTATATCTTTTCTTATCAAATAAGATATGTTCCTCTACCTCTGGTATATAAGATAGTTGATTCTTCCTAATAAAAAAAAGAACCTCACTATCATAAAGTCCTTCGTTATATACACCAGATGTTTTTCTTTCTTGGAGTAATTCATCATCAATAAGAATTATATATGTTTTACCATTAATCTCATGCTCTTCTCCAAACTCATCTATGTTGAAGATTAGGTCTAGATCAGATTCAAATAAATCTTTTGCATTCATTAATCTGCCCCCATTCTCTGCTTATGAAAATAATACCTTCATTTAGCTTTTTCTTGCTCTGTCTTGACTTCCTCCAATGCACCATCTCCAATAAGTTCCTTTGCTTGCTTCTTGGTGATACCTTCTATCTCATCACCAACATCAAAAAGAATCCTTTCACCATCTTTACTTATGGTTCTTATCTTTGTCTTAGCGATATACATACACTAACCTCCTATCCTATTTTAATTACTGACCAACTATCAACATCATCTGGACAAGGTAATGGTTTTGATGTAATACGTACTTTTCTTACTTCGTTTTCATCATCTACCCAAGATTTTGGAACACGTTCACCTTCAATAACTACAAATTCCTTATTCTCTATCTGGCGAACAGCACCATATAATCTTTTATGTTGACCTTTTGATGCAAAGATAACTGTTTTCTCTGGCATCATTGGAACTTCGTTATCTTCATCATCAAGAAACCACTCATCATATGAATATATCTCAACACCCAACTCTGGAAGCTTACCATAGAATGTTATAGCATCATTCTTGATGGTTGGCTCGATATTACCATAATTCATCCTACGGTTATCAAGTTTATCTTTTACTTTTGGATGATTAACGAATATATCAATAGCATCACTGGAAAATACCAATATATTAGGTGCTTTTCCACATTTCTTAATGATTCTTTTCCTCTCTTCCTTAAGGTCAGCTAGTGGATCAGATTCTTCATTAGTCCATTTTGCATCACCAGTAAGTGTTATTCTATTAGTGAATTTATAATCAACTTGCTGTTCGAATCCGTCTCCTTCCATAAGAACTTTACCATTAAGCATGACTTCTCTACACATCCATTCTTCACGACGTGTAATCATATCATCAAGCTCTATCATGTCAGTAGCTAGCAATTCCTTAGCTCTATCTTCTGGGTCTTTTGCGTTGTATGGATTCTCTCCCATACCTCTCTTTGATAAATCATCAGGAGTCATAATCCTTACAGGTGCTATCTTAGGAACTTTATAATTCTTAGTAGTAAAACCATCTCTAGTAACAACTACTCCACCTCTTCTTGGTGCTACGAATGGAGCCATCTTTCTTTTACCTTTTTTGTAGTCAACTTCAACCTCTTCAGTTGGTGAAGTTACAGTATTAGGAAAAAAAGTATCCCTAAAAAATGTGTATACTGGCAGCATCTGATTGATTGAACTTAACATTGTCTTAGTTGAATAAATATCAGGCATGATATCAACCTCCTATAATTTTTATTATTTTACTTTGCATCCTCTAAGTAGATACTTCTATCCCTTAGCTCTTCTTTGAAATCAACTGGTTCTCCATCACCTTCAATGATCAATGCATTCTGATTGAATACACCAGAGAAATAAGCTGTAGTCCTAACATCTTTTACAGCTGATTCATCCCCTGTGTCTACATCATCTGTTAAAACGCATATTGGTTTCTGTGAACCATCTGAACTTGCTTTATTAACAATCTTATATAGTCCATCACTTTCTTTTCTACCAAGAAGTGTACCTCTTCTTAATATGCCTTTACCCTTTTCAAGGACTATACCTTCAAGTCTAATAGGTATCTGTGTATCTGCTATAAGCTTATCTGGAACAAATTCACCAATAGTATTATGTAAGTTAATCATTACTTAATCACTCCCCTCTTTTTATTGATGAAATCAGCTATATCATTAGCTGCTTCTTCATCTTCTTTCTCTTTCTTATTTTCCTCTTCCTGCTCTACTTCCTTATTGTCTTTTGGAACTTCCTGCTTTCTTTGATTCAAGTATTCTTGACCTTTTTCCTTCTGAACATTAATAATCTTAACTGCAACTTGTTCAGCTGTGATAGGTTCATCATACTTAGCATTCTTAACAAGTTCATCCATACCAGGTAATGCAATATCATCAATCTTTTTCATACGCTGTCTTTCGTCGTTCTTACCCTCTTCTAAGACTTCATTATAGATATCAGGATACTTGTTCTTTAACTCATCTTTGTTCACTATCTCTTCACCATCCTCTTCATTATTAACATCATCTTTGTTATTATCTTGTTGTCCTCCTGCTGCTGTATTTAGAAATACATCTGGTAAAGATGCATTTTTAAATCTTTTCATATCAAAATTGATACCATTTACAATAGTGCCATTATTATTCTCAACTATATCAAGTTTACCACTATGGATAACTTCATCAGCAAACCCATTATCAACTGCTTCTGTAGCTGTCATCCATGTTTCTGAACTCATAATATCTATTAATTCTTCCCTGTCTTTTCCAGTCTTAGCTTGATAGGTCTCTATGATTGAATCCTTTACCTTGATTAGTGCATTCCTTACAGCATCTAAATCCTGTACTTGATAATATCCCATCAATCCCATTGAAGGATCATGAGCCATAACCATGGAACCGGGTAAAACTTGAATACTGTCACCTGCCATCAATACAATAGTTCCTGCTGATGCAGCCCAACCATCAACTATAGTAGTGACTTTAGCTTTATGTTGGAGTAATTTTGATTTAATTGCTTGTGCTGCAAAAACATCTCCACCAGGACTATTAATATGAACATCTATCTCACTAACATCTCCAAGTGAATCCAAGTCTTCTTGGAATTGTTTTGGTGTTACTTCATCACCCCACCAAGAATAAGTTGATATATTACCATATAGCAGTAACTTCCCTTTGGTAGATGAAATGTTTTGAAACTGCCAAAATTTCTTAGCCTTAGGCATCTTCATTACCTCCTATCTCTCTCATAAGTTTCTCTTCACTTTTTCTTTGTCTTACAATCCTGCCAAAATCACCCCCAGTAAGTTCTGTTGTCTCTCTGCTTCTTGAACTGAATCCATTATTGACTCTTTCACTAGCTGCCTTAACCTCTTTCAATGGGTCAAGCTGTCCTTGAGAAGGTCCATTCCATTCAGCTCCACAATATGCTTTTCTAACAAGAGGATCTTCAAAGAAACCAGGAGCATATATCCTTCCTTTTGCAATCCCCTCAGCAAGAAACTCTTCATAGATAGGCTGACAGAACTTAGAAGCAACAAATGTCCTTTTCATCTTGAACATCTTCCAAGCTTCTAATAATGCTCCCCTACTTGCTGAATAGGATGCAGTAAAATGTTTGACTAACATTTCATAAGGCAGTTCAAGAGCTGCTCCTATCTGTCTGCATATAGAAGTTACAAAACCATCAAAAGCTGTGTTAGGTCTACCAGGGTCGGCAGTTTTCACACTCTCCCCTTCCCCAAGTGTTATCAATGCACCAGGTCCTAACTCTTGGGAAAGATCATTCCCCTTGTCAACTAGTTCATCCTCTTCAATATTTTCATCATACAGGTCTTCATCCTCTGGATACTCCGAAGTAACGAACACAGTAAACATTCCTGATACAACAGCTGCTATTAATTCAGCATCCGTATATCTGCCAAGTTGTTTCAGACTTTCAATAACTGGTGCCAATATGGGAACCCCTCTACGCTGTTCTGGTCTTTCGAATTCTGCTAGATGAAGTATGTTTGGACACCCTGTTTTTTCTCCATATGCATCTACCTTGAACCATTCCATCTTACCTTTATCACTACTTAATGGATGTTGTTTTGCAATATAATAGGCGATTATCTCTCCATAATCACCTACTTGCACACCGTTTATTATGCTCTTGTCTCTTTCCTTTCCATTAGGAGTACATACTCTATCTGCTTCAAGCAACTGTACTCTTAGGTCATAAGGTATATTGGGTCTCTCTATGTAAGGCAATAATACAAAACACTCACCTGACATAAGATAAGACAAAAAAGATAACTGCTGCAGCTGATAAAAATTATTGAATCTCATAGCATCACAATGTGGTGTATCAGCCCATAGAGCAAATTCTCGTTGAACAAGTGCCTCCCATTCATCAGCCTCTGTCTCACTCATATTGAGAAAAGTTCCATCAATCTGTGCTTTCAATCTTAGTCCACTGCCTACAGTATTGGTTCTAATTGTCTTCAATGCACCAGTAGCAAGTGGAACTCCCATATATAAGTCTCTTGACCTCTCATGTAATAGTTGGAGATTATCGTCAATATCTTCTTTTGTCGAACCTCCATCAGCTTTCCAACCTTTCATGCTCTTTTTCTTCTTACTGGCTCCATAATGACTATAACCCGTATTAAGAAACTCTAGTCTCTGCCTTGCCAATTTTCTCTTAAGTGCAGTACTGGGAGAAATATTAGCAATAAATCTATCAAGTACATTCATCTAACCACCTCACAGGTCTCTAGGAATAACTGATCTAATCTTTATACGAGATTTTCTCTTACTAGATAGTCTTGTTACTTCTTTTTTCCAATACTTGATACGTTCTGCAATAAGTCCTGCATCTGCTCTTGTATATCTCTTGCTTCCCATTTGATATGATTGATTCTTGGATACTGCCAAATCTGCCATTAACCAAGCTTCCAGATGTTCTTTTGCTACTTCTAAATCTGTCATACTGAAACTCCTTTCGATACAACTTTTCTTTTACGTTTTTTCTTCTTGGCTTTCTGTCTATAGATATTGCCATTCTTATTAAGTTCCTTAAGCTTTTCAAAGTTAGGATTAAGTATCTCAAGTGCTGCTGTGGCATAATTACGAAGGTCTAAGGCTTCATTACGAGTTCTTTTTTTCTTCCATTCTATTTTTAGCTTACCTTTAACCCACTTTTTTACCTTTCTTTCACTAGTCAATGCTTTAAAATAAGCCTCATCATAGCCTTTTCCCTTCTCTATGGGAAAATGACAATAACCAGGCTCACCCTCGAA